ATTAAGAAATTTATCTAAGCAAACACAATTTTCTACAAAAGAATTATCTGACACATTTATTACATTACAAAATTCAGGGATAGAACCAACAGATGAATTGCTTAGAACATTTATAGATACTGCTTCTGCTACTGCTAACTCATTAGATACTTTAAATGATTTAACTAGACTATTTGCTAAAGGTGCTACTGGTGCTGGTATAGGTTCACAATCTTTATCTCAATTAGCTTCTAAAGGTATTCCAGTATTTCAAATATTAGAAAAAGAATTAGGACTAACTAGATCACAATTAAATAAATTTGCTGATGATGCAGAAGGTTCAGCAGTTATCTTAGAAGCTTTGGAAAGAGGTTTGGCTAATACATTTGGTGGTGCTTCATCACAAAGAGCAGGAGATTTAGCAATAGTATTTAAAAATCTTTTTGAAAATTTAAAAGATGTTGCTGACTTACTAGGAACTGATGGTGGGTTTAGTAATTCGTTTAAAGAGTTACTAAAAAGTTTTGGAGAATTACTTAAAACATTAGAACCAGTAATTATCATACTTGGTAAACTATTAAATTTTGTAACTGAACTTGCTAATGTTGGACTTGTCTTATTAAATAATTCATTAAAATTAGTATTAGGAACATTAGATAAAGTAGTAACAAAATTAGGTAAAGTTGTGGGCTATGGTTCTGGTATTACACAAACAATGGGTTTAGATGAAGATAGAACAGTTGCACCACCAGAAATAACAAAAGCTAAAATAGAAGATAAATCATTTATTGGTTTATTAGAGGGTAAATTAAAAGGAGAAATTGCTTTAGCTGATTTAGCATTTAAAAATTTAAATAAAACACTTGCTGAAGGTGTAGTAATAGGTGTTAAAAATATTTCAGTAGGAATAGCAGAATCTATTGTCTTAGGAAAAAAATTAACAGATACATTTAGAGAATTAACACAAAAAGTTTTAGTTAAAATTCTATCACAATTAATAGAAGAACAATTAATTAGAATAGCATTACTAGCTTTAGATCAATTAAAACTTGCAATATCTAAACAACAAACAGCAGAAATTGCAAAACAAAATGTTTTATTATCACAACAACAATCTATGGGTGGTGGTGGGGGTGGTGGATTCCTAAGTACAATTGCTAGAATAGGATTTAACGCATTTGCTGGTGGTGGAAGTGTACCATTAGATGCACCTAATTTTTATAATCCAGTAATGGAAGCAGAAGGTGGTTCTGTTAGAGGTGGTATGCCGATTACAGTTGGAGAACGAGGTAGAGAATTATTTGTACCTAATACAAGTGGAACTATTGTGCCTAACCACGATCTAGCAGGAACAGGAATGAATATAACATTTAATATTCAAGCAAATGATGTTAGAGGTATTAGAGAATTATTAATTGATAATAGAGCAACTATAATTAACTTAGTTAATCAAGGTGCTAATCAAAAAGGAAAATCTAACGTAGTATGAGTGGAACATTCCCATCAAGCCCAGTACCTAGAGATGTAGCGATAAGTTCTAACCAGAATACTATTGTAACTACAACTGCATCTGGCAGACGACAAGCTAGACAAATAGACGGACAAAGATTTAGATTAAGACTAAGATTTCCAGTTATGACAAGAACTGAGTTTGCACCTATAAATGCTTTCATAATGAAACAAAGATCACAAATGGAATCATTCCAATATGTGCCACCAACAATAGATGATGCTTTAGGAGTTGCTTCAGGAGTTATATCTGTAAATGGTGCTATTAGTGCAGGAGTTACTTCTGTTGCAATAGATGGAATGGCAAACAGCACATCAGGAGTTTTTAAAGCTGGAGATTATTTTAGATTTACTGGTCAAGCAAAAGTTTATATGGTTATGGCAGATGTATCATCTAATGGTTCTGGTCAAGGAACATTAACATTTGAACCACCATTAAGAGCAAACGTAGCTGACAATGCAGTTCTAATTTATTCTAATGTAGATTTTACAGTTGGACTTACTGGAGATATTCAAGAATTTAATATTAGCACAGAAAATTATTTCCAATACGAAGTTGATCTTATAGAGGTACTGTAATGACAAGATCATTAAGTGCTGGTGTCATAGCCGAGATAGCAACTAATAAACTTAATCCAGTTGAACTTGTTTACTTAGGTATTAGTACTGGAACATATTACACAGATCATTATAAAGATTTAAGTTATGATGGTAACACTTATACTGCTTCATCATTATTTTTAGGAAGTTCAGAAGTTCAAGAAACAGTAGATGTATCAGTAAACACATTAAGTCTTAAATTCTCAGGTGCAGATACAACAATTATTGCTTTGTTGCTTAATAATAACTACATGAACAAACCTGCAAAAGTTTATAGAGGTTTCTTAAATGATAGTCAGGCACTTATAGCTGACCCATTTCTTTTATTTGACGGAAGAATATCTAGTTTCACATTAGAGGAAAACGCAACCACTTCATCTGTTAATGTTATTATATCTTCACATTGGGCAGATTTTGAAAAGACTTCAGGAAGAAGAACTGCTGAGAACTCTCAAAAACTTTATTTTCCAAATGACAAAGGAATGGAGTTTGCAAGTAAGACTGCACAGAAGATTAAATGGGGTTCAGCTTAATGAATGATTTATATAGAGTAGTTCATTTATACAGACAGTTTCCTAAATTTGACAAATACACTTACGCAGATTTAGTTAAGATAATAACTCCATCTTTAAATTTAGATCAATACCAAATTCATAAAGTAGGTAATGAAGATATTGGATTTACTAATTGGGCTTATTTAAGCGACACAGTTGAACAAAGATTTAAACTTACTGGCAAATTAAAACCAAACGAGTGGAACTGTGGTAACAATATTTGGCATATTGAAACAGTTGCTAAAAGCCATTTAAGACAAATTATGAAGTGGACTAAAGAATATTTTAGAGGAAAGCTAGATGTAAACCAATCTATTAAATGGTTACGAATTAAAGATCATAATATTTATAGAAGATCAGAAAAATATAAAAGAGAGTTTCATATACACTTATGATAAATTATTTTGATTCAATATCTGAAATAGCAAATAGGATTTTTAATAATCTTGTTAATGGAACTAATATTGAACTTAACATTTCTGGCTTTGACCCAATAACTGCTGCGATTATTCAATTCGTTATAGTAACAGCTATAAGTTATATAATTGCACCTAAACCTAAAGCACCAAGATTTAACGCATCAGATGAGATTAAAGGAACAACAGTAAGCAAAGATTCTAACAATAATCCTATTCCAGTTATCTACGGAAAAAGACAAGTAGGATTAACTAGAGTATTTGTTGAAAGTTCTGGTGCTGATAATCAATATCTTTATGTAGCAGGAGTATTGTGCGAGGGTGGTGGTTCAGGCATAACTGCAATAGATGAAGTTTATGTAGATGACAAATTAGTAACCTTTGATGGTGCATTAACTGATGGAACATTAAGAGCAGTAAGCAGTTCAGATACCAACTATTATAAAGGTGGAGAATCTTTAATATCTATTCAAGGATTTTTTGGATTAGATAATCAATCAGCTTCTTCTTTACTTGATGAAACAACTAATTGGACATCAAATCATAAACTATCTGGTCTTGCTTATGTTGCTTTAAGGTTTAAGTGGAATCAAGATGCCTACTCAGGATTACCTGAAGTTAGAGTAACAGTTAGAGGTAAAAAAATTTATGACCCAAGATTAGACACAACTAAAGGTGGTTCTGGTTCTCACAGACAAGATACAGCTTCTACTTGGGCTTATTCTGCAAACTCATCATTAGTTCTTTTAGATTATTTAAGAAATACTAGATACGGAAAAGGTTTACCTAATGATGCCTTTGAAAGTAATTACGAAACATTTAAAACTAGTGCCAACACTTGCGACACACAAGTAACTCCATATTCAGGTGCAAGTACAATTAACTTATTTGAAACAAACGCAGTATTAGATACTGAAAAGAAATTAATAGAGAATGTAAGAGAACTCTTAATTCCTATGAGAGCAATCTTTAATTATACACAAGGTAAATACAAGATTATTATTGAAGGTTCAGGTGCATCACAATTATTATTAACTAAAGATAATGTTGTAAGCGAAGTTAAAATACAAGGCGAAAGTAAATCTGAAAAATACAATCGTGTAATAGGAACATACACTAACCCAGAAAAAGATTATCAATCAGATACAGTTTCATACCCACCATTTAATGATTCACACTTAGCATTAGCAGATAGACACGCAACTATGCTTACTGAAGATAACGAAACTTTATTAGAGAGAAGTTTTGATATGATACAAGTAACTTCGCCTTATCAAGCTGAAGAAATTTGCGAGAACATATTAAAGAGATCAAGAAACAATATAAAAGCTGAAGTTACTGCAACTGCTGAAGCACTTAACTTATCTATTGGAGATATAGTAACAGCGACTTATGACACAGCAGGTTTTGTAGTCAAACCATTTCGTGTAATGTCTTTAGCTATTAATTCTGATTCAACAGTAACTCTT